TTTCCCGAACTCTCCGGGATAGGGAGGGAAGTTTAGACCCTCTGATTCCCGGTTCAGTACTACGCAATTAACAGTCCTCATGAAGCCACTCTCTCTTACCGAAACGAGGCTTACGACGGTACTGGTTCTTTGGCTCAACACGCTTGCACTTGAACGGAGTGTCGTTTTCAAACAACACTTTGTGTGCGCGGTGCTTGGGACGCTCTAACGTGAAATGAAGAGTTTCTTTTTTCATAGTACGTGTATCTTATACCCAAACTGATTAAATGTCAAGCCTTTTTCTTAAATTCTTTATCCACATAAAACTGGATCAGTTCTCGCTGGATTTGTGTCAGCAAGTCACCATGATCCTCATTAACAACGAAACGTACTGGACAACGTGCCCAAGAACGGTTCTTGTTAAAGTCAGCAAACCACTTTCGATGGTCTTTGTTAGTAGGATCAAATACTACATACGGACGACCATAAAATGCTAGTTTCGACATAAAATATTTAACTCCAAGTGATGGTTTAAAAACTATTATATTAACTCATTACAACGTGAATTCTACACGCTTCACCGCACGGATAGTGAAACTACGCCATCCGTTAGCCTCTACATCATATACAGCAAGAACATCCTCTGTTTTCTGCTTACGAGGTGCCTTATCTTCTTTAATTTCTACTGCGGGCAATTGATCAGGCACTAGAGTACACTTCATCACACGTTCAGTGCCATCCTTTTTAGTAAAGGTCACTGTTGCAGGGCCTACCCGTAGCATGCTCTTTAGCCAGTCACGGAATGTGTTCCATTCACTGCCTGACCAATCAGGTGTAGGGCCCTTTACATTAATTTCGTTCATTTTGCTCTTTCCAAGTTGTGAAATGATTTTTCATAATAAGGTCATCGGACCATCCACTGAATGTAGGATTGTCTTTACGAAACATCTCTAGTGCTTCATCTTGTGTTACTACACGATGACTGGTAATGTTTTCACCAATATGTTTCTGACAGAATTCTTTTGCTTCTTCCATAGTAACAGTATCAAGTGCCCAATCAGCCTTATCCTTACCGTAATCATCAGTACCGACGGGTACTTCAACCATGTACTGTAGTCGAAACAATGATACAGTTTCAACTAATACCCATTGAGTTTCTTTTTTAGTCAATGTAAAACTCCCATCTTTGTTGTCAGTCCAAACAAGTTCGTCACCTTCTTTCCATCCAGTTTGTTCTAAAAAATCAGATGGAAATTCAATAATAGTATCACCTGATTCAGGATCTTCTTTTACATCTAGTGTCCAACTTTTCATGCTAGTAGCCTTATTAGTCCAACTGTATCGATAGTGGTTAAGAGAACATAATTAGCAAGCATGCCAAAACTACGACGAGTATAAGCAGCCCAGGAGTAGATAGCACAACCAGTAATCCAAAGAGGATAAAGTATAAAGAGAGGAGGATTAGGAACAGTAAGGGCCATAAGAAGAGAACAGCCAATGCTGAGAGCCCAAGCAACCACTTCCAAACTAAATCTGACACGGTTGCTCTTCCAATCTTCCTTTATCCATTCAAATATGTCACGTAAAATATCATTCATTATCTGCCTTATGCCGATCAATGGCCATTTGTATAATTTCTTCAAACATCTTGTTCATTGTAATGTCACGTTCATGGGCCATCAATGCTACACGCAACAATAGTTCATCCTCTAAATCGATAGGTATTTCAATACGCTGGTCAAAAGTATCATCACCATTAAAGATTGCAGTAGCCTTCTCTAGGAAGTCTTCGGGAGTTTCAAGATCATACCACTTAGTATCGTCCCATGCCTGACTAGGATCAATGTTGCGTGATTCTGCTTCATCCAAATATGCATCCTTAAATTTAGGATTGAGCCAGCGATATGGCTTAACATCAGGATCCCAAGTGTCAGTGTCTACTGCGATGTTAACCTCATAAACCTCTTGTGTTTCAGTATTGAATACTGCACTAACGTAGGCATAGTCGCTACGGTATTCTAAAAATCGTGCATTTTCCCAACAAGACCATAGATAGTTGTCACCACCTGAAATCTTATGGTCGAAGGCTTCGTTCAAATCACTGACATACATCATTACAATCTCCTAATATATTACACACTATAAAGCCTAATGGTATATTGTGCAAGTTAAACGGTCACATACCTTTGGGTTTGATAGGCTTACGAATACCCAATGTCTTACGTTCAGCCGCAGTAAGTTTGTTGTAAGCCTGCAACTTCAATTCGTAGACACGAACCTTTTCTTTGTGCCTAATAATCTTGCCTTTAATACCACCTACAATATCACCCCACCACTTGCTGACCTCATCGTCACGCAGTAGTAGGAATTCTGCACGGCCGGCTTTGACCAATTCAATCATAACCTTTCGTGCCAATCGTTCGGGCTTGTACATATAGCCGTCATCAGCAAAACCTTTTTCGATATATTCAATGACCTCAGTGGTCAATAGACTTTCTTCTTCCATGATTACACCTTAATACCAAAAGCCTTGATTTCCTCAGGGGTAAGTTTCGCCAATGCTTCCTTACGCAACTTGTCTGCCTGTTCTTTCTTGGCTTTTTCTTTGTTTTCTCTTTCTACCCGTAGTTGGTCAGCAACCTTATGCTTTACCCACCAACTGCGAGATTCTTGATCCCGAATTGATTTCAGTTCAGGATCAAGTTTCTCTAGTGCATACATTGCCCTACATGCAATGCGAGCCAATTTGTCGGCTTCTTCCTTTATGCGTTTAACATCCCGACTGGTAGAATCATAAGCCCAATCACTTTCATAACTTCTGCAGGGCATGTTACTTCTCCTCTAACTTTGCTTTGATTTCCATAAAAAACTGATGATACTTTGCCATTCGTGCGAGGTCCTTCTCAGTCACTCCCTTGAGTCGGCGAACATCTGTATTGTGTCGCAGGTCTGCTAACTTCACTCGCATAGCATCCTTGTTGGCAAACACAACTTCCTTGTACTCATCGTAGGTCTGACCCGGCATCTTAGTCAATGCACGTATCCCTTCGATGACCCTTTCGCTCATGCCTGCTTCACGCAAGTCCTTAAAAGTAACACTAGTGTCCTCAATAACGTCATGACCTAGAGCCATGCACATCAGTTCCTCATCATCGGTCTTGAGGTAGTGCATAACCTTGAGAGGATGCAGAATGTAGGGGTTGCCGCCTCGGTCAAATTGACCCGCGTGTGCATTAGTAGCAAGTACTAACATCTTGCCTAGCATTTCACCTCTTTTCATATTCTGCTCCTTTTCTTTACTGTAATTACATCATAGTCTATTTGGGTTTATTTGTCAACACCAAAAGTGTTCAATGCAGGTTGCATAGTGTTGATCAATTCGGTCTCACGTGCATGAGCAGCCTTTTTGCCACGCACAACCTCGATGACGCCGTAAACAAAAGCCTCGGGACCAAACTTGCGCAATGCGCGGCTCAGACCCCAATTCTTATTCTCCGTCATTGCCCTTTGCAAATGCTTTTGCATTCGGCGATGCAGTGTACGCTTCACATTCCCGTTGAAGTTTACCGCAGTGAGGCCCACGTAATAAGCACCCGACTCCACGTGTTCGATGAAGTAGATGACTTGATTACGATCAGACCGACGCTTACGGGTGTTTTTCGAGTTCATGCATGTATTATATGCCCAAACTGATTAAATGTCAAGCCTTTTTAGGCTCTGTAAGTTATTGATTTTGCAAGAGAATTTTAAGCATTTTTTGTTGCTTTTTTGCAACATCATCTTCCCAGGGTAGTGCTAAATACTCCCTATAGGACATACTTTTCTTGACTTTGTATACTGTATTTTCCCACAGTATATCGCCAAATCGATTATTTGTCAACCTTCCCTGACAGACTTGTTCTAAGTGTAACAATTCATGTACAAGCGGGATGACAATATCGTTTAACGATAGGTCCAAATTGATACGCATCCTGTTGGGATATCTAAAATCTATCACAGTCTCGCCGTAATTGCTAGGACCTAATTGAATGAATTCAATCTCTATTACATCAGGTAAGTCCAAATAGTCTCTAAGTCGGGTGCAAACATACCTTGCAACCTTCTCTTTTTGACTATTTGGACTTACGCCTCTGTAATAGTAGAATCGAATCATTGACTATTTAACTTGATTTTTTCTAATTCATTAGCCGCTTCTTCAAGTAAATCAGCAATACGATCGGGCTTGCCCTCTTGTACAGAGAGTCGCTCGGTGTTGTTCCTGCGAATCTCTGCACGTTTACGCAATCGATAAATCAGTGGCTGATTCGCCACTGGTCTAACATCATCCCAACAGTTTACTCCATTACATTCAGTAGGGCTAATACATTGTACACACGGCATTTAAGCCTCCATATAGTTACGCACCCAGGCTAGTCGTGCTTGTTCATCCAATGCAGTATATTCATCAATGTTTGCACGAATTGCATCTACCAGTGGATAGTACTCTTCATCCAAATTCTTCTTAATGTCGTTCTGCATGTTAACCAACTTGTCAGTGCGAGGATTACGTGCGACCCACTTATTAGTCAAATACCAAGGACTTTTGATCTTTGACGAGATTCCTCCCATTGCATAGAACACAAATCCTTCATGACGCACACTCTTAACCAACTCTTTTAGTTCACCCATAGACACTCGCATGTGTTCAGTGCCATAGCAACCAAACATAGATGGCATGTCCATATCTACTTCTACAGGGCTACCCCAAACTTTCCGTCGATGACCTAAGTAATACATACCTTCAATTTCAGGGATGATGTGAGGATCATTACGATGCACACATTCAAACATAAAAGTATAGGTAGAATGCTTTTCACATACACCGCGGAATCGTGACAAGTGAGGACGAATCAACTC